CGTGCAACGCCGTTCCGGAGATGACCTAGATGGCCGAGAAGCCCGACGTGATGAAGTTCCTGATCGACGTCGATGCGACTAGGGCGCAGAAGACGGTCGCTAAGTTCACGCGTCTACAGAACTCGGCCCTCAAGGACATCACCCGTGTCTCCAAGGACACGAACCACGGGATGGAGCGCCTGCTCAAGGCGTCCAAGAAGTTCGGGACCGACTTCACGAAGAAGATCGAGATCGGCACGGACATGATGGAGGCCCTCAACGATCAGATGAAGGCCCTGCCCCGTCATATCGAGCAGGCGAAGCGGGCTGAGGAAAAGCACACGAAGGCGATCGTCGCGAAGCAGTCCGAGATCAAGAAGCTGATCAAGCTCCAGGCTGATGCGAAGAAGAAGGGGGACACGGGCAAGGCGGAGGGCCTCGGCGCCCGGATTCAAGTCGCACAGCGCCACCTGTCCCGGAGAGAGGTCGCCCACACGAAGGCCAAGAAGGTGACCGGGGGTTTGGAGCAACGTGCCAGCCTGGTCTCGGGCATCGAGAAGGCCCAGGGCGGGAAGAAGGGCGCGAACCTCAGCAAGGTCTCCGAGGAGGCGTCCACTGAGATGGCCTCGAACCTCAGCAAGGTCTTCAAGGAGGCGTCCACTGAGATGGCCTCGAACCTGCGCAAGAAGGTCGAGGAGGACTTCAAGGACCTCGTGATGTTCGACGGCAAGAAGACCCGAGACGGCTTGAAGGATGCCATGGGGGAGGCAGCGGGCGCCCTCAAGGGCAAGGACTTCGCGGGCGCCATCGGGGGCTTCGGCAAGATGTTCGGAGCGGGTGCCAAGGGCATCGGAGCCAAGATCATCCGCAGCGGTCGGGCGGCCAATGCCACGAAGGCCGAAGGCGGGTCGTTGTCCGCACTGGGCAAGTTCGCGGGCAGTGTGGGCCCGATGGTGGAGTCTATGGCCAAGATGGGCCCTATTCTTCAACTGGCGGGCACCGCCACGATGGCCCTCGTAAAGCTGTTCATCGACGCCGAAGCACAGGCCAAGGCATTCAACAACGAGCTACTTCAGACGGCAAGCATCGGCGGTGCCCTCTACGACAACATGGGACATGCGGGCGCCGCCATGATGAGCGTGGAGGAGACTCTCCAGGGGATGCGAGACGCCGCATACGACTTCAAGGACAACATGGCATGGGGTACGACCGCCGAGGATCACAAGGCAGTCCTGTCTACGTTGGAAGCCGAGGGCATCTCGATCAACCGCATGCAGAAGGACATGCAACTAGCAGGCAAGGACGCACAGGCGTTCTCCGCAGACCTCGTGCACGTGTCCGTGGCCTACTCCCGTAACCTCGGCGTGAGTCTCCAGGAGATTTCAGCGTTCTCCGGGCAGATGCAGAGGGAGATGAGCGTCAGCGTAGACGACACGGCAATGGAGTTCCACCGGATGAACAAGGCCGCAAAGGAAGCGGGCATGTCCGGGAACACCTTCTTCAACATCATCAAGAGCGTCAGCTCCGACCTTGGCCTATACAACATGCGCTTGAAGGACTCCGTCATGCTGCTGGGGAAGCTCGGCAAGGTGATGAATGTCCGCAATGCGACGAAGTTCATGCAGAACCTCTCCCAAGGGTTCAAGGGGAAGGGCAGCACGGACATGTTGCAGATGACACTCCTTGCGGGGCCTGCCGCCAAGGGGATTTCAGACCGTGACTTGGATCGGCGTCAGGGACGCCTCATCGAGGCCATCGCCGCCCAGACGAAGCAAGACAAGAGCGTGGTGGCCGCCAATCTAGGCAACAAGGAGTTCATGCGGAAACTCCCGGGGGACCTGCGTGACGCCGCACTCGACTTCGATATGGACAAGAAGTCCGCTGGTAAGGGGGACTTCGGACGTGCCATGTCGCTTCAAAACGGCACGGCCGGGGCACAAGTAGCGCTAACGCACGCATCGCTCGCCAAGTGGGGTGGGGGCAGTACGATCCGCGAGGGAATAGGCTCCCTCGGCATGACGAAGATGGCGGAGAATACGGGCAAGAGCCAAGAAGAACTCAAGCAGATGGCCAAGTTCGAGGATGCCATCCTCGAACAGAAGGGTGCCCTGCTGAAGGGGTTCAAGACTGACCATGTCATGCAGACCAAGTTGCTCAAGTCCGGTGTCAAGATGGAGGGTAAGACCACAGCGGAGATCGAAAAGGCGATCGACGCCCTGGGTTACGACCAGATCATCGACACCATGGATGAAGCCACCAAGGAAGAGCAAGAGACCGCGCTGAAGGAGATCAAGGAGGAAGAGGAAGCCGCGAAGCACATGGGCAAGATGACCAAGGGCATCGTGGACAACCTTGGCATCTTCGTCGATTTCTTCATGAACCAGTTCTACAACCTCGTGATGAAGATCTGGGACCTTGTCACGAGTCTCCCGGGGGTGGATCGGTCCGCGAAGAGAGACGCAAAGTTCATCAAGGAGATGAGTCGGAATAAAGACCCCATGGTGCAGAAGGCACTGAATGCTGCGATGGGGGCGGACCAGGGCAACGCTGAGAGCGCCTTCCGCGGAGCCCTCATGGACGACCCCACGTGGAAGGCCATGGAAGGCTTCATGCGGACGAAGCAGTCCGACCCCGCGGCCGAGGCCAAGCGCCAGACCATGATCGGGACGGCCATCGACTCGATGAGTGAGAATCAGATGAAGGCCGCCGTACTACAGGCGAAGGGCCTCAAGAACTGGTCCGACCTGAACGCGGACGACCAGAAGAAGTTCAATGAGGCTTTGTGGGAGAAGACCTCGAAGACCGTGTACAAGTCTGGGCGGTTCAAGGGTAAGACCATCGACGAACTGTCCAAATCTGAGCTGGCCTCCGATGCAGCCGCGGCACCTACAGAGCAGGTGGAAGACTGGAAGTTCCGCGGTGGAGCTGGCGCATACAAGCGTCTCCAGGATGCGGGCGTCGGTGATATCGGCGGTGAGATGGCCGCTAAAGAGGGCTGGTCCGCGACCCTCGGGGACGGCGGGATCAAGGCCGCGACGGAGAAGATCGCGGACCTTGTGAAGATCTTCGGTGGTCCTGTGGGCGAGCCCACAGCCCCCGCGGCAGCTACGCCCCCACCTACCGGAACCACCCCCACGGGTGGACCCGCCACGGGGCCCGCCACGGGGCCCGCCACGGGGCCCGCCACGGGGCCCGCCACGGGGCCCGGCACCAAGAAGGACGAGATGCCTGCGAGTACGAAGCAGGCGGACACCACGAATACCACCTTGGGGGGCATCCAGAACACCCTGGGTGGCGAGCAGAAGGGCATCGTACTCAACAAGCCCAAGCTGAAGAACGACGTGGGCGCGGTCATCGAGGGTAGCACCCTCGAAGCCATGCGGCAGGCGCTGTGGGAATACTACCTGTACAACAAACTGGATCCGACCTCGGTGCTCCAGGCAGGCGTTACTGGAGGCAAGGGCGTACAGGATCTCGTCAAGAACATCATTGATGCGAAAAACCCGGGTACGGGACTGGTCAAGACGGGCACTGCACCGCCGAATGCTGTTGGCGGGACCGTTCTCAAGCCCCCGGCAGGCGAGGCGTTCGCCTCTGTGGCCCCAGGCGAGGTTATCGTCCCGAAGGGGGGCTTCTCCGGTGGGGGCGGGAGCCCCTCCGTCAACCAGACGTTCCAGGTGGGTGTCGACGCGAACTTCGCCAAGTACATCGACCACCGAACGAAGCAGGCCATCGTCGAGTGGAGCCGCAAGGCACCACGAACCTGAGGTGACCTATGCCGCGCATCCCCTCAGCGAACCCCGACTTCGACAAGATCGAGACCCCTAGCCGGGACCCGAAGTACCGTCACGGGCTTTCGGAGCGCCGGTCGTTCATCCCGATGGCGTTCCAGGTCACCAGCCCCGTCACGGGGCTGTGTCTACTACCCCATGCGCTCGTGATGCACGTCAACCCGGCGAGCCTGAGCATCTCCCACAACAAGAAGGTCGAGCGCATCCAGACGCGTGGGGGGTGGGTCGAGCAGCACTGGGGGGACGACCTCGACGAGATCAGCGCGGACGGCTCGACGGGCGCGTTCATGAACGTGTTCACGGGCCTCAGTGCGATCATGCGCAAGCGTACGATCGCCTACGACCGATACCGGGACCTGTACGATCTCTACCGGAATAACGGCAGCGTGTACGATCCGTTCGGCAACATTGTCCTTCAGGGCGACATCATGCTCATGTTCGACAAGGCGAAGTATCTCGGGTACTTCCGTCAATTCGAGACGGAAGAGACGGAAGACAGCCCCTTCGCTTTCCACACGTCATGGTCCTTCAAGGTGACCCAGACACTCATCGAGCTGCCGTTGACCCCGGCGGGCCCCATACTCCGGCCTCAGTTCCAGACGCAGAACACGCTCCACAGTAACGCGGGCAGCACCCTACTGGATACGAAACAGAGCCAGAACACACAAGCGTCGGTATCCGTAGCGGTCGCGAACAAGGGGTGACCAGTGGCAACTGACAACTCTTCACCCGAGAAACGCATCTACGAGCAGATCGAGCTGGACGCGGACTACTACCCGCCCTCGATCTACACGCTACTCACACAGTACGCCCGAATCAATCTCGATCGGGACATCGACTCGGATGACTTCATCCCGTTGTCGCCCGTCGCCCTGAGCGGGCGGAACCCGAAGATCTTCGCTGTTGGCGTGATGCCCCCGTCATCGAACGTGACTGGGAGGCTCTCGGACCGTTCTGAGACGGTATCCCGCGCCAACCTCGCCAGTAGCGCCCCGGAAACGGCCTCTCCGAGTGCCCCGGGTACGAGCGCCTCGGGGGGTGAGATCCTCACCAAGCCCCCCGCCAAGAGCAACAAGGACCCCATTATTACCGCGGCCGGCTACCAGCTCCGCCCCCCCGTGGGATCCGCTTCTGGGTTGGCCGCCGTAGGCACGCCCCCGGGGCCTGACATGGGTGCTCCGACGATCTCCAAATTGACCATCCCCCAGGTATGGGGAGTCCTGTACCAAGCGTACACGGAAATGAACGGGCATCCACCATCGATGCAGGAGATGCAGTTCTACACGGCGCAGTGTTGGAGGGAGACCGGGGGGTCTCTCCCGAACAATAACTTCGGCTTCACGGGGAACTACGAGCACCCAAAGAGCGGCACGTTCCTTTGGGGTGACAAGCACTACTACGACACCCAACCCACGCTCGTAGCCGGGGCGAAGCACTACCTAGGTTTTGTGCGGGACCCGAACATCGTACAGTCGGCACAAGAGGGAGATGCGCTCGGCTTCATGACGGGTCTGGCGCAGAACGGCTACTACACAGCCGCCATCGACGAATACTATGGGGGGCCAGGTAAGTATTACGGTGTCTACCCCCGTATCCTAGCTGAGGTGTCACAGAGTATGAAGCCGTTTGGGGTGGATCTGGACAACGCATCGGGGCTCCCCAGGGTTGCCCCTGATTCATGTGCCTTCCACGAGACCCAAATTGATTACCGCGCTAGGTTGGCGAAAGCCGGTGTCGCGCTGGTACCGGGAAATGCCTACCGCCTGCAGCGCGGTTCCCCCTACGATGCGAGTTGTCCTCTGAACCCCGCCGGATCCCAGTCGAACTGGCAGCAGGGGGGCTCGGACAACGCCGTGAGCGCCCAGAAGTCGATTGACGAGTCCGCCGGCAAGCCCCTGCTGAAACAGGACCTGGCCGACCGTCTGACGGCGGCTCAGAAGGCGATGATCAACGCTACGCAGCTCGCGCTCGACGTGATGGCGATCACCCCGCCGCTGCGGATGCTGGTCAACCCGTCGAGCTTCAAGGTCGCCTCGGAGAAGGTCATCAGCGATGGCTCCTATGGTCGCTACGGCCCCATTGTCGAACACTGGGGGGACAACCAGGACAAGATCGATGCCTCGGGCAAGGTCGCTGGCTTCTGGGCCCAAGACGTTTCGGGCAAGAGCCAGGGTGCGGGGCTCACACGCACGGCACGGAATGCCTCACAGGCATACCAGAACTTCCTGTCCCTGTACCTGCTCTACCGGAACAACGGTGCCATGTGGTTGGGTGGCCCGGGACAACAGGAACTGGGCCTCCAACAGGAGACACTGTCGGTCCTCGGCTCTATCTACATCTACTACGACAACACGCTGTACATCGGTTCGTTCGACACGTTCAGCATCTCGGAGTCGGACGACAAGCCCTTCAGCCTGGATTACAGCTTCGGGTTCACCGTCCGCGCGACGTTCCCGCTGGACAACGTCGACAGCGTCATCGTCAACGGGCATCAGGTGAATCCCTTCGCGAACACGGCCACTACGGGATCGGACGTGAACCCTACTCTAGGTACGACCCCGAGGTACGACCTCACGACCAATCCCACCCTGGCCACCATATCTTCGGTGCAGCTCCCCCCTTTGCCGGGGGGCATTGCGGCCGAAGCACAAGCCACGGAGGGTACGCTGGGTTTCGGTACGGGCGCAGTCAGTGCCCCGAGCACGCCGACGTCTTTCGAGACGTCGGGCAGGCCGGCAGGGTGGGCGCTTACGCCCCCTAAGACAGGCAAAGGATCAAAATAGATGTCGCGCGGACCTTTCCAGGGCAACTGGCAGCAGAACGCCAGACCCACAGTGGTCACGGCGCCAGACGCCGTCGTGTATATCAACGGCGAGACCGACGTGATCGGATGCTCGTCGTGTCGACGGAAGTTCGACTTCAACAAGTATATCACTTCGGTCCAGGTCGACCTGTCCGTCGAATCCGTCCCGGGCTCCGCCAACATCTCCCTGTCGATCCCACGTCACGCGATCGAGGACTTCTACTTCGACGGCGTCCCCATCCTCACGCCGATGATGGAGATCGAGATCTACGCCAAGGGGTATTATCTCGTCGAGGGTATCCCGCAGTATTACCCCATCTTCTGGGGCATGATCGGCGACGTGTCCGACAACTACTCGTCGGGCGAGCACACCGTCAGTATCTCCTGCCACGACATCCTCAAGTGGTGGGAAATCTGCAAGATGAACGTGAATCCGGCGTACACGGGCGCGACCGGACAGCAGGGGCGATCGATCTTCGGCAACGTGTTCTTCGGCAAGAACCCCTACGACGTGATCTGGTCCCTTGCCCAGCAGTCCTTTGGTGACGCCATCATCGGCACGGGGTCGCTGATCAATCTACGTCAGGAAAGTCGCCAGACAGAGACGTTCAACGCGGCCCTCAGCGACATCATGCTGTACTGGACGCAGCGGTTTCGGAAGATCCGCTCCAACCTGATGCTGTACGGCACGAACGGTGTGGCCGTCCGCGGCGACACCCTGTGGGAGACTTACCAGAAGTCCGGCAAGAACAAGCCGGGCAACTTCGCAGCGTCCGCGGTGGCCGTGTCGAACGGTGGAGCTGACGGTGCTCAGATGGTTTTCGCACCCACGGACCCTGAGGTGGCTGCCTTCCGCACGCAGTTCAGTCAGGCTGGTCAGGTCAACTTCTGGCAGAACGAGTACCAGACGAAGTTGGAGCTGGCGAATGCCGCCAAGGAAGCCATCGGCTTCGAGTTCTACATGGACGTGACGGGGGACATCGTCTTCAAGCCCCCCTTCTACAACCTCGACGTCCTACAGAACAAGCCCATCTCTTGGATCCAGGACATCGACATCATCGACTGGAACCTGTCGGAGTCCGAGGCTGAGGTCATCACACAACTCACGCTCCAGGGCAGCTTCGGCGGCAACATCGAGTTCGGCTTCTCCGAGGAGGCTACGCCGTTCACGAGCGTGACGGACTACCATCTGCTCCGGAAGTACGGCTGGCGCGCGGACACCTACAATTCCGAGTTCATGGGGAGTCCCCTCCTCATGTTCTACCACGGGCTAGACATCCTCGACCGGAAAAACTCCCGGCGCCATCGTGGGTCCGTCAGCATCCCGCTGCGCCCCGAGCTGCGCCTCGGGTTCCCCATTTACTTGGCCCCTAAGGACCAGATCTGGTACATCACGGGGATCAGCCACAGCATACAGTTCGGAGGGCGAGCACAGACGACACTAACCCTGTCGGCGCGGAGGCAGAAGTTCATCGCCCCGAAGGGCATCGGCCAGATCGAGCACACGGGCTTCGCAAAGGGCCAGACGGTGCTGACGCACCCCGGCAACGCGGCTTTCAAGTACAGTTCACGCACGCTCTCGGACTCGGGCATCTTCAAGCTGAAGGTCGGGGATGCTGCTTCGATCCCCCCAGTCAATGCTGACTTCGACGGGGCACGGTCGGGCCAGAACCCATATGAGCCGCTGATCCTACGTCACCCCACGACGGGGCGCCTTGTGGGCTACCCGAACGTCGTGATGGTCTACACGAGACCCTTCTCGACAAGTCCCCCGGACCTGGCCAAGCTCAAAGGCGAGAAAAAGGTGGGCACGAACGCCTACACAAACGCCGGTTTGAAGCAGTCGGTGACCGCAGCAGGTACGAAGTACAACGATCAAGCCAGTAAGATGCTGGCGGCAGCGGACACGGACGGCTTCATCAGCAAGTCCTACGGCAACCGCTATCAATACGGCCTGAACTCCGCGGGCGTGTACACGTATGCCTACGAGAAGACGCAGACGATCGGAGAGATCGTCCTGATGCCTAAAACCCATCTCGAAACGGTGGACGCAGCGGGCACTAAAAAGACCATCCTGGAGGGTTCTTCGGCGATGATCCGACCCGTTTCGGATGAACGCGGCTTCGAGGTCATCGGGCACTTCCGGTATGGACGTGGGGTGGGGCTTCGCGACGGGCAGTTGCTCACCGTCGAGGGCAAGGTCAACGAGCGGGCTCACGTGGACACACAGCTCGCGCTCGGTGGAGAGTTGTATGAGACTCTCCAGTCGCAGTCGCAGGGCCTCACAACGGTCACCACGACGTACCCGAATCCGGTACAGGCGATCATCGACCTGGAGCCCGAAGACCTTCAGACGGCCGGCTTCGTGAACCCAGAGACGGGCAAGGCAAAGTTCATCTCGACAGGCTCCAACCTGTATGATTCAGCCCCTGTAGGGTCACCCCAACAGACGGGGCTGACATCCAGCGTCGAGGCAGGTCAGCTTTCGCGCGCCCTGACCATCGTGGAGTTGGTGGCCAAGGACGAGTTTGGGCATGCGACAGACGACCAGAATTGCGCGTGCATGCTGGGCCGCTCCGACCTCGCCTTCATCTCTGTCGGGTACAAGTTCAAGGCGATCAATCCAACGGACCCTGCCGAGACGAAGATGTACAGCAGTGCGGGTAACAGCTCTGCGACAACCGTGAGCGGGGGTAATGCCGCCTCTTCAGCCCTGGGTGTCGCCATAGCATCCGAGATCTTCAACGTGGACATCGCAACGAACCCGCCTACGGGGAAGGATCTACTAGCCCGGATCGATACGTACCTCACGCAGGTCTACTCGTCCTCCGACGATCTCCACCAGGCGCACGAGGAGTTGCTCAGAACCGGCGGCCTGCCGATGACGCAGGCCGAACAGACGGGTGATCTTGGGGCCCAGCCGACGACCTTCGGTGATCTGACCCCGCCGTTCTCGGCACCAGACCGCTACGCGCTGGGGGACACGAGTGCTATCGTCGGCGACATCTCGTCGGCGGCCGGCGACGTGAGCAAGGCGTGGAGCACCTTCGGCAAGAAGCTCCAGTCGAATGCAGCGACATCCAAGACGACCCAGGAGCTGTCCGTGGACAAGGCCGATCTCGCGTCCCTACAGGCGGAGAGGGCGAACCTCGTCGCATCCAAGGGCAGCAAGTCCGTCCAGATCAGCCTGTTCGGCAGTATCGACGATCAGATCGCGCGTCTCGACAAGCAGATCGCGGACAAGCAGCAGAAGATCTCCCAGGATGAGCTGGCGCTCGCCCAGGCGCAGAACGGGTGATGAGTCATGTCTGAGTTCCCCGCCGGCTACCAGATCCCGACCGGCTACACGCCGGGCAAGGAGTTCGTCAGCACCGGCGATCCGTACGGGATCAAGATCGGCCTGATCACCCGGGTCGACGAACTGAACATGAAGGCCGACGTGAAGGTGCTCACGGGCGGCGGCTACCAGTACGAGCTGGATCTCGTGCAGGGCATGTACGGCCCCCGCAGCTTCTGGGGCGGCGTGCCCGAAGTCAACTCGATCGTCATCCTAGGCTACCGCAGGAAGCACAAGAACGTCTGGGAGGCGGTCATCCTCGGATACGTCCCCGTCGGCAACCGTGGCGGCCTACGCTTCGATCCCTTCTCCCCCGTCGACCCCTCCACGATCACGGCCCAGGATGGAGAAGACTTCGGGGACCTGGTCTCGCCGTCGATCCGCTACAAGCGTCTGCGCCTCAAGCCTGGCGATGTCGGAGGCATGTCCTCGGAGGGGTCCGAGCTGGCCCTGTCGAAAGACATCCGCATGTGCAATGCGGCTGGGGACCTGTTCGAGCTGCGCACGTCCGATCGCACGATTGTCTCGCAGTCGGTGCACCGCGTGGAGGCGGAGTCCGGCGTTCATAAGCTCTCCGGCCCCATCCGGCGTGGCTCGTACTGGCTCCCGCCCGACATATACACGACCAACTCCGCGGGGCAGAAGACACTGCTAGCCCCGAACGACTACTTCGGACGAGAGGACCTGCAAGCCGCGGGACCCGGCCCCGTCGGGTCCCCGATGAAGTTCTCGAACACGAGCGGCGTGCTGCTCGACGTGTTCAACGACGCCAACGAGTTCCCGCCGGTCACGTACTCGAATGGGCGCAGGGTCTTCTACCCCGCCACCACACCGGCCGTGAACTTCGAGGACCCCCTCAACGGTGCGGGCGCCGAGGCGTACACGGAACAGCGTCTGGAGATGCACCACACGACCGACCTCACGCCGGACGTGCTGGAGGAGATCGACGGGTTCACGGTGAGCCCGAGGATCAAGTACATCGAGCATGTCCTCGGCACCGTGGTGGGCAACGACCCCCACTCGGGCATGGGGCAGCGCCAGTATGCGCGCATCCTCAAGCCGAAGATTTTCGAGAGCTTCGATCAGCTCACCCGTGGCAAGTTCACCCTGGAGGAGGTCGACCGCAACCCCCTGAACCAGGACATGGAGGCCGAGACGACGGCCGGGGCGTTCCTCTTCCGCATCACGCCACCGAAGGGCGTGGAGGGCGACGCACCGTTCGGGGTGTCGGTCTCGAAGCAAGGCAAGCTGTTCATGAGCCTGCCGGGCTCGAAGGTGGAGAACTACTCGGACGGGGCGACGAAGAACGTGTCGGCCGAGATCAACATGGACGGCGCCCTCAAGATGCACCTGGGTGCATCGTCGCCGGACAAGGTCTCGCTGAACCTCACGCTGGACGGCGGCATCGTCGCCGACATCGGATCGAGTTCGGACGGGCAGGCGATCAAGGTCCGCTACCATTCGTCCTACTCGGCGGAGTACACGGGCGTCCCCGACGTGAACGACGTCGCCTACTCGATGTCGGTCACGGGCAACAGCGAGGTGTTCTGCTCGGCGGACTCGATCGAGAACGTGCAGGGCTCGAAGTCCGTCACGACCAACGGCGGCTACAACATGATGGCCGATCGGTTGCAGATCCAGGCCCAGAGCGGCTACACGCTGAACGCGGGCGAGAGCAATGTCCTCGTCTCCGGCAAGTCCCAGTACAACTACGCGCAGCAGGTGCTGGAGAACGTGGTCACCGGCGGCAAGGTCTCGACCATCCTCGCCGGGGGCCTCGTGCAGAACATCGCCGCGGGCCCCTATTCGACGACCGTGGGGGCCGGGGCCACGAGCCTGACCTGTGCGGGCGGTGCCTACACGGTCAACGTAGCAGCGGGCGGCATCTCCATCGCTGCGGCGGCAGGAGCCGTGTCCGTGGCTGCGACATCCGGTGCCCTGTCCCTGTCGGCACCGGCGGGAGCCGTAGCCCTAACGGCGGGCCTGGCCCTGAACCTGACCGCGGGCGTGTCGATCGGTTTCGTCGCGCCCCAGGTCCTGGTGGGTGGTGCCGCCGCCGTTCTCGGCGTCGCACGGGGTGCCCCCATGCTGCCCCCCGGAGCCCCAAGCCTGGACTGGGTCACGGGAATGCCTCTGCAAGGGTCCGCCGTGTTCAGGAGCATCTGATGCCCCTGACGCCCCCCACCGTCGCCGCCCCGATCGCCTCGAATCTGGCGAGCACCGGGCACGTCGGCGCCATGATCCCATCCCTGGCGATGGGGGTCGCCAACGGCATCCTGCTGTGGTTCCAGTACATGCGGGTGACCACCTACGACACCGGCCAGCTCGGGGTGGGCACGGGCCTGACGCCCCTCGTCGTACCCCCAACGACCCTACAGGCGGCCTTCTTCGGGACCTTCGCCGCACAGGGCATCCTCGGGGTCTGGGCCCCCCGGACCATCGTTGGGCTCGCGAATGGGATCAGTACCGGGATCGCGCCAGGGCTCGTGACGACGCAGCACCCGCTCGTCGGCGTCGGTGCGGGGGTATGCCGCTTCACGGCCCCGCCTGCGACCCCGTCCATGGTGGAAGGCTTCGGATCCGCAGGTTTTACGGGTTCCGGGGCCGCCCGGCTCGCCGCGGCCATCGGCACGGGGCTCGACGCCGTGTTTTATGCTCTTGTGCTACCGACACCCATAGCGGGAGCTGGCTCCCCCGCCAGCGGCGGCGGAACGGGCTTCGGTCAAATCGTATGAGATCGGACGGCGCATGGGCTTCAATCTTCGTGGGTACGTCCTAGACAAGCCTCGCATCGGCACGGCGAACAGCCCTTTCACGTCCACCCCGGACAACTACGTCTACGATCCCGTGGCGTACGCCGCAGCGTACCCGAGTGGCGTCGAGTCGAGCCCGCGGGCGGATTACATGGTCTTCGTCGAGGCCGTGGACGGCAACCTCCCCGTCGCGCGCTTCGCCTGGACGAAGAACGAAGGGGCGGTCACCGGGGGCACTCAGGTGCCCTTCCAACGGTTCGACTATGCCGGGGCCACCCAGCGCTTCCAGCCGTTGCCGGGAGGGCCCCTGGATGTAGCCTCCGCGCCACTGGGGCCCAACTCGAATACGAGCCGCATCGGGGTCCTCAAGCCCACGCTCACGAACCTCTCCGCGTTCCCCATCAGGGTGTCCGTGGGTACGGGCAGCGGGACGACCTTCGCAGTCACCCTCGTCGCCAATGACGGGGCATTCGGATCGCCTCCGGCCGGGGCCGTGGAGCTGTCGCTCGCCACGGGGAATCTGAACTGGCACACCGCCGACCTCACGACCTATGCAGGGCAGGCCGTGCGCTTCCAGAGGCAGTCCTTCTTCCCCTACCGGGACTCGAACGGGCGCATGGGGTCTGCCTCCTCGGCACTCCTGCTGAACCCGGTGCCCGCCACGGGTCAGTTCCCGCTGCTGCGGTTTGGCTCGGGTCTCTACCTGACGACCATCGAGGTCCCGTCCGAGTCCTCCTTCACGACGCCCTCCAGCGGGACCGTGCAGTGGGCCCGGGACACAGGCCGTCTGCACTTCAATCCCGCCGACGTCACGTCGAACGTGAGCCGGTCGGTCTACTACGACGGGGTCTGCCTCAGGCGTGGCCTGGCCCTGAGCCAGCAGTCCCTTGGCGGCATGCCGTCGGGATACACGTCGTTGACGATGACGAGCGCCCCGCCGGTAGGAGGGGATCTCGTCTTCAAGGTCGCCGGCAAGCAGTTCGCCCAGGTCCTGGACGTGACGTCCTTCTCGGATTCGACCGGGCAGCAAGGGGTCGTCCAGATCCTACGCTCGGGTGCGACGGCACAGGTGCGCTTCTCCCTCGCGGATCGCACGGCCTATGCGGGGCAGACGGTGACGGTCACGAATGGGGATCTCCCCGTCGAGCATGGTGTCGCACTGCGGTTCTTCCGGGATCCCGTGAACCTCGACGGATCCGACGCAGCCCTGAAGGACGTCACGTCGATCTACCCCGTGACGAACGCGAACCTGGCGAGCCCGATCATCGCTCAGCCACAGGTATTCCTGCCCGCACTTCCGATTGATCAGACAGGGTACACGATCAACGTCCATGTCGAGCAGGGCTCGGGGTCCTTCGTCGGAACGCTCCCGCGTCTCGACGTGGGCGTGCCCCCGGTGGGCTACGGCTACACCCTGGATCTGGATAATCGCCAGCTCCAGTACGCTCGACGTCGTTCCGGCGTGCTGGTGCCCACGGTCAGATCCACTGGGGCATCGTCCCTCCCCGACCCCCTCGTCAACGACACGAACATCTCCCTGGAGCTGGAGACGGCCCCCGGAAGCGGGGTCTACGCACCCTTGGCCCTAGGGTCGGACGCCCTCTTCGAGCCGCTCTCCGGCACGGTGAGCTTCACCACGACCAGTGGCACCCTGGTCACCCAGGGGACGGGCGCCTCGACCCTGAATGGGATCCTGACGGCCCCCGGGGGCGACTTCATCGTTGCCGGGGTGCAGGTCGGTGATCTTGTCCTGGTCTCGGGCAGTGCCGCGGAGGGGCTGTACACGGTGCAGTCGGTCCCTTCGGCGACGACACTCGGGCTCGACGTGACCGGCCCCAACGCCGGCCCCTTCTCGTACGAGATCCGCCGCGGGCGCGAGGTGCTTGCCGATCGCTACTTCAAGGAGGTGGTGCTTGCCGACCCTTCCACGAAGGTGGAGCAGATCCGTTCTCTGGGCGCACCCACGAACAGCCCGCGGCTCTTCGTCTCGACCGATGCCGCCGCCCGTGCCCGCTTCCGGTTCGATCGCACGACCTTCTCGTCGTCGGTGGCGCTGGTCGCGAACGACAGCCTCTTCACAGACCCCGCACTGCTTACGGCGGGGCGCGTCGAGATCAGTCTCTCGACGGGGCACCTGAACCTGAGCGACGCGGACATCGCCGCCTACGCGACGATCTACTCCGTCGTGCTGCTCCGTCAGGCGATCGACTACCGCCTCACGCCCCCTCTGGGCCTCGTCACGTACACGAGCCGCACCCTCGCCTGGGACGAGGGCCTCATCACGTACACCCCCCTCGCCGCCGATGGCACGGAACTGCCCACGACGGTCGAGCCCGCGACGTTCCTCGTACGGAAGGAAGTCACGCAGAGCCATCCGACACCCACCGCCGTACTGCGGTTCAACACCACGGGGCGCCAGGTCGCGTCGAATCCGGCGCCGGCTGTCTTCCGAGGGGGTCGGCCACAGCAGCTCGACACACAGTGCGTGGTCAACACGAGCAAGAGCACCATCACCTTCCTGCCTGACAACCAGGTGACGGACGCGCTCCCGCACGGGGATACGATCGGCCCGAACGAGCGCGTGTACATCGACTACAACGTGCTTGAGGCACTCGGGGGCGAGGGGACGACAAGCGTCCTCCAGGCTCCGATGTCCGTTGCCCAGATCGCCATCCAGGCCGGGGAGAACTCCTTCGCGATCCGGGGCAATTGGGTCTCGTACTTCCCCGCGAACTACATGCTCCGCATCGAGGCCGAGGAGGTCTACATCCTCTCCGGCGCGGACTACGACGCACAGTCGAACACCACGTTGGTCCGGATCGCCGTACCGCAGGAGTTCCAGACGGACTTCACCAACCCTCGGATCTACGTGTCCTCGGGCCCGGTACCCTACGTATCCACCTACGCCTCGCCGTCGTACTACGTCACCGAGGCCGCGCCCTTCGATCCCATCCCACGTGGGGGGAATCGTCTGGTCCTCTCCGGAGACCGGACGGCCAGCTACCGTGCGGGTACGATCGTCATCGTCAGCGATGCAGCCCACAGCTTCATGGCCTTCTACGAGGTCGCGGGTGCCGCCTACGACGGGTCATCGAAGACCGTCATCACGTTCACGAAGACGTTCTCGACGCAGGCCGCCTTCGGGGCGCAGACCCTTCGGTACTCCGTGCGACCCATCCTCGGGTCCGCGACCGCGAGCCTCGTCACATCCCGCAGCCCGGTACTCGCCCAACCCTTCACGCTGTACCGCCGTGTGGCCGGCCAGCCAGGCAAGATCCTGGGGGCACCGCCGAGCGCGGACTACACGATCGACGACTCGGGCAAGGTGACCTTCTCGGCACCGCTGTCCCCAAACGAGGAGCTGGGGATCCTCTACACGGGGCACACGGTCATCGAGGCCGGGCGTACCCTCAGGGCGGCATACACGCACCTGATCGTGCCCGACGCATCGAATGGCCTCCTCGATCAGATCCTCCAGATCGACTACAGCCTCTATTCGCCCGACACCTTCTACTACCGCGTCGAGACGTTCACGAACTACCGGGGCGAGCTGTCCCAGCAGTACGAGGCTGAGGCCAAGGCGGGTTCGCCCTCCGGCGGGCCCGTCACGTCGAACTCGTCCCAGACGCCCCTATACAGCCAGGGCCGGTCATCCCTGTTCTTCGACGAGGGCAAGTACGCGAACGAGGACATCGTCGCCCGATCCAGCCTCGTGTTCTACAACGACGTGGTCAACTACCTGGAGGACTACCTCCAGGATGTCGATGGCCGTGTCGTCGGCAATCGCAGCGGACGCTTCCGGTTCGACGGCAGCCTGACGAACCCGTCGGTCACCACGCTACAGGCGGCCACGAACCAGATCGACGATGCGGTCAAGGTCTCAGACGCCCCCTACCAGATCCACTTCGCCTTCCCGTCCTTCAGCGTCACGTCGCTCGGCACGTACCAGACGCTCTACCGGCCCTCGGCCCTGAGCCGGTTCTACCCGACGTTCCGCCATGCCTACGGTGTGGTGGCCCCGGCCGCGAACACGGGTGACCCCGTCCTCGACCTCGGCGCGAAGAACGTCTCGTCCGTGGCCTCAGTGCGGACACGACCTGCCTTCGCGCAGATCACCTCCATGGCGCAGGTGGGGGACGTCACCCTGTACGTCGACAACGCGGAAGGGAGCGCCACCTTCGCCCGTCCTCCGTTCAAGGGGACGATGAAGTGCGTCGTCCAGGCCCAGGACGGCACCTACGTCGTCCCGGTAGGGGCCGAGATCGTCCTGTCCGTCGTGACGGCGACGACCCTGGCACTCACCGCCCCCCTTGGTGTGTCGATCCCAGCCGGAGCCACGATCTACCGATCGCCCGCGGACGACTCCCTGGCGAGTGGTGGAAACCAGCCCACCGTGGACGACAACCTCCACTACACGCCCACGAGCTACGGGATGGACCCGAATGGGGGCCAGCTCCTGTACGTCAAGGCGTACCCGCCGCTCGACGGGTCGGTGCCGCTCATCCCGAAGGAGCTTCTGGTCAAGCAGCTCCCGGCTGGGCAGGCCCTGTCCCTGGACGTGTCCTACTTCAACGCGCTCTCCGCCCCCGCTCGCCCCCCGGTGCTCGACGGCCTGACAACGGACGACGACGGGGAGATGACCCTACCCTTGCTCAGCCCCTCGTTCGACTGCGAGGTGCCCCCGTTCGGGCCGGGGCACCTCTCGACCGAGCTGGCTCTGATCCGCACCTCGGGGCCGGTCGGGGCACTGCGTGCCGTCACGCAGGCACCCTTCGTCGGAGCAGGCAGCCTGGACGTCACCCGCACGGTGATCACCCGTGCCTCGGGTATCTTCGTGGCGGGCTTGCTGCCTCGGGTGAACGACCTCGTGCGCATCCTCACGGGTCTGAACGGGGCCACGGAGTACCGTCGTGTGACGACGTCCTCCCCCACGTCGGTCACGGTCGACGTCCCCTTCACGAGCCAGGACACCGGCTTCCAGTTCGTGGTGGGGTACTCGCCGAGCACCCAGCCTGCGGGTACCGGGACGCTCCTTGGCAACACCCTCACGGACCTGACGGCGAGCTTCATGTCTACCGTGGTCGTGGGGCAGACGCTCGTGATCTCCTCGGGGTTGCGCCGTCAGGTCACCGCCGTGGATTCCGCAACCGTGATCCACTTCTCGGGCGGCACCCTCTCCGGCGTGCTCACGTACAGGATCGACAACAGCCTGGTGTCCTTCGGCAACGTGTCTGGATCGTACGCGGACACCCTTGCACAGGCCCTCCAGGGTGAGCTGGAAGTGCTTTCCACGAACGTCCCGCCGAAGCCACACAATGAGCAGGCCGCGCTGTCCCAGGCCCTCGACGAGGCTTTCACGGACATCGTGTCGGGGGCGGGCTCGGCATCTGGAAGTACCCTCACGGACGCGGGGGCTACGTTCATCACCTCCGGGGTGAAGACCACCGATCTCCTGTACATCCGGTCGGGGGCGGCCCGTGGTGTGTACGGCATCACCGCCGTGCCCTCGGAGACCACCCTGACTCTGTCCGCACCCTTCGGGGGCTCGGGGGCCGCGTCCTACCGCGTCGTCTCCTCCTTCGGCCTGGGCCTTTCTGGCGCCACCGACATCTTCACGCAGCTTGCCGCAGTGGACGACTTCATTCCCCCGACGCAGACGTTCGCAGCCCTCGTTGCCACGCCCGTCCCTGTCGTGAAGCTCCCGGGGGTCACTCTGGACACGGATGCCTACGCCGCGTCGTGGTTGACCACGGACCTCGACGCACGGGAAGTCGCGGTCACCGCCCGCAGTGTCTCCTTGTCCGATGGTACGAGTGGACCCACGGCAATCATCCGGAACGTGCTCTCGGCCTCCGAGAAGCTCTATGACAAGAGGTACGTATGGATCGACGCGAGGATCAATCTGGCGACGGGCATCCTGACCCGAAAGGCGCAGGCGGTGTCGAACCGAATGAGCGCCCAGACGGACATGATCAATCAGCTCACGAAGCTCCTGTCGGTGCAGTAGCCGGCGAGGAGGGCGGCTCCCAGTGGGAGTACAAGCGTGAGTTCAAGATCCACGGTCAGATGCGGGAGATGATCCATCTGACGATCGAGGCCACGGACACGGAACTCGGATCGCTGAGACGGAAACTGGCGAAGCTCACCTACGGTGGCTGACAAGGGATAAGATGGGAAGCACCTCGACTCTCACCGCCACGCTCACGGGCCTCCCGGTCCTCGACCCGGGAGCAGCCTTCGCCGCGCTGTCGGCGGAGGCTACGCTCGTCGCAGACCTACAGGTCACGCGCGAGGCGGAGGTGCATGTCGCGGGCACGGCCACGCTCGGGGCCCACCTCACGACAGCCTGGGTCGCCAAGGCCGCATTGCCGGGCCCCGACCCGACGTACGTGACGGCGAACCTGGGGGGCGGGTCCACGTTCACGGCGGGCACGCTGAGCAACGTACTACTCGGTACCATCGATCCGGGTGGCACCCTGACGCCGGGATCCCCGGCCGCCGATGCCGCGGGTGCGGATGCGGGCAAGAGCATCGCCGACGGCAACTGGCACTCCTTCACGTTCAAGCTGCCCGGGAAGAACTCCCTACAGAAGGTCGGAGACACGATCGAGACCCTCGTGACCTACCTGGAGGTCGTGAAGACGGTCCTGGAGACGATCAAGACCTTCCTCGTGGACTTCGGCAACCCGATCAAGGCCCTGGCCGAAGCCATCCTACGGTTGTTGAACCAGCTATTCGAGCTGCTCAAGCAGGACGGTATCTCCGCCTATTACGACGTACCGGAGCCGTGGAAGGATCCGCTCTTCTTCAAGATGAGCAACGGCGCGGCCCCCTTCACGACGCGCTTCAAGGGCAGCCTCCTCGACGTCCGCGACCCGAATCGTCCGCAGCCGATCGCCGGTGCGACGAAGAGCGGCTTCGTCCTCTTCGTCGTCGATGTCGGCAACACGATGCAGCTCGTGCGCAACGTGCAGCAGCTCCTGCGGTTCTTCGGCAAGGATCTCGCCTCGCCGCAGTATTCGCCGCCCATGAACTTCAAGGCGTTCCCGGTCGGGGACAAGAAGGACCCGATCCTCTCGGTCGCACGAGTCTTCTCGGATCAGCCCCAGGCGATCGCGATCGAATGGAGTGCCCCGACGAATCAACAGCCCCCGGATCCCGGCTTCGGCGATCTGGTCACGTCACTGGGTACCGAGTTCTACCCCCCGAAGTACCTGATCGAGCGTGCCGAGGAGCCGATTAATCAGGAACTGGACTCGACCAAGATCAACGACCCGGGCAGCACGGGCACGGTCTTCCACAGCTACGAGTCGAGCTTCGAGGCACGAGGACGGCCGGGCAAGCGCCTCAAGCGCAAGGTCAAGCTGACGGACGAGTACGGGGACCCTTTCATCAAGTTCCCCAGCCACTTCGTCTTGCAGGCATTCGAGGATCCCACGGACCCGAATCCGTTCAGCGTGCCAGGCAGTTTCATCCTCGGGCAGCTCGGCAAGTTCCGCTTCATCGACGAGAACGTCGAGTTCGACAAGACGTACTACTACCGCGTGCGTGCGTTCAGCGGGCGGTTGAAGATCGAGAGTGTCACGGGGAAGATCCACTTCGACGT